GGCAATTTCACGTGTATGTCATCACGCTATATGCCATCAGTCAGACTGACAAATCCACATCCGTTGCCGAATGGGTCATCCATGGTTAGGACGGGGTGTTTTTGGGCCTGGCTCCCAGTTTTCTTTTTCATGTACCTTATCGCATCAATCATCGCATTGATGCCGGAAAGGTCACTCACAATCATCCCTGGGGGATCATGAGCGTCATCCGCGAGTAACTCTTCCTTTCTTTTTGTCTCCCAAGCTCTGGCGAAGCAGCGCAACGTGCGCCTTTCCAGACTTGGTTTTTGTGCCTTCATTACAGCGAAGTATTTGAAACCTCGCTCTTTAACCGTTTCCACCTTCGCGACCTTACGACAGGCGCTAAGTTTCTGTTTTTCTTCGAAGAGTGGCTTCCACCGCTCCGATTTACGGGCCCTGGCTACCTCAGTAGTTAGCACATCAAACTCTTCCTGTCGACTTAAATCGTAACCATCGGGCATGGTTATTACAGGAAAGAGTTCGGTCACACGTTGCACTGGACTGACAACCTTAGAACGAAGCGCAGCCTTCAACTGCCTTTTACTAACCAGTGCGAGTTTCCGAGCTATACTCAGGTTACCAACTATCTTTATTTTTTGACGAGATAGGCGCGTCGTATTGGACATGGCAACCATCCTAAAACCCTTCACGCTCACACAGCTTTCATTGGCAAAGCCAATAACATCTTCTATGTCTTCAGTCATCCACAGTGATGACACGTTTGTCTTTTTTTGAATTACACAGTTCTTGAATACGGTAGAGTTTATTTCCGCGTATTCCGGGCTTGTAATTGTCTTCTCGGCGTTTGTTTCCATGCCTACTTGGCCCCCGCGCTTCTCGATAGCGGCGGGGAGATTCCCTTTACTGGTGCTTTTCGTTAGCAAATCATCCCCATTTATAAGGGCGGGGTGACGGGTCCACTCTTTAAACCCAATTTTCCCTTCATTCATAAGGTCCGTAAGAGCGAGGTCGACAATTGTCTTGTTGATCAAACACAACAGTGGGAAGCTCATAGGACTCCCCATTGGTTGACCAGAACTTGCACTGATACCGGCAAAACTTAAATTGCCTAATATATCCATGCAAGCCTCCTCGTCCTCGCTCAGACTCGCCTTACTTTTCAGAATGTCAACTGCACAACGTACATATGCAGTCTTTATATTGTCGGTGGCACTTTTATAATCGAAAGAGTGCCATAACTTTCCTTCAGCGTTGCTATTGATATAGTCCATTTTTTCGCTGGTAGGGCTACCCTGAAGTAGCCATTCCCTTCCTTTGATTGAGGCGTAGAGAGAAGTGTGAAGTGGCGTAAGCGTCCTAACATTGAACTCAGAGAAAAGAGTAACAATGCGCGGCTTACCTGAACTGTGGACGAGTTCGACCCTCGATTCAGCATCGAGGGACCCTTCCACCCAGTTCCCACCCTCTCTACGGCTACTGTCTAACGTAGCATGCCCGTTCGGGACGTACGGGCTCTTCCTCTGGTCCCAGCCATCTGGCACGTTCGCTGAGAACGCTCGACCAAACTCTTGCAGCTCACCTTCATCGTGAGTAACTGGTTCCATTCTCTTTTGTTTCCATGCTTCTATCAGTCCCTCTGCGGATTTCGCGCAGTAAGTACATGGTTGAGACTCCGCCTTGGCGGAAGTCTTGATAGACAGCTCCTGAACTAAGGTAAGTTTAGGAGGGTATATTGACCTAACTTTAGCGCGGAGAGTACCGCACACAAAGTCAGAAGGTAGCTGCAAAACAGCCTTCAAATCCTGCTCGACCTCGAGAAGTTTCACAATCTTTCGGGCCTTCCTTCTTAAAGCACCACCGCGGCCGCATTCGGTAGCTTCTGGGAGATTCATTAGTGGACAGGGGGGGTGTGTGATGTTAGCCTGTACTTCTGAATATAGGTATTGACGGTATTCTTTTTGATTTCGTACCCTTGAAACGAAATCACTCAACACGTGGGCGGGTCCCACGGCTGGAGGCGGACGACAAGAATGGACTGGTTCCATAATTGTATAGGCATCATGATCGTCAGTACCTTGATCAAGAATCGAGAAGGGGTTATGGGTTGCATATTTTCCATATCTACACCCGCATAGATATGATTCACACGTGACCAGACGGTCGTGTCGATGTTTACGTTTAAAGTGGCGATCGACTGCCACAGTGTCGCTTTGGCGATCACAAGGACGAGAAATTGGAAGTAAGCCCGGACGTACTGTCCTCATACCCTTTACCAGTGGGTAGGCCTCCCGGTGCTGCCCCGGGCACACCATCTCCATTTCATCCTCGCGATTACACTTGACGGGCATCCTTTTTCTTTGTTTATTCTCGTTGTGTGCCATGGTTGAATTGTACGAGGGGGGACCGGGTCACATATCTAATGTAGGATTACCCTACACTCCCGGGACGGACCTCCTTGTGGCGGTATCATACCATATTTTATACCCTTTTATGGGTCAATTTCCTTTAGTTATTTTCTTTAACCAGCGATTGACGCACGCCGAACTGCCCGTAAGGGAAGAAGCGCGAGTCGCACACTTGTCAATACGTAGACCAAACGACCGACCAGATCGGATTTGAGTATGACAACTCTATGTAGCGGATCCACATATCTGACTACCCCAACGGTACGTAATAGCAACACCACAAGGCTATACAACTCTTCCCAGGAGTATAACACGAGGCGGCTGC